CCATCATCAATTAGAAAAAAACTTAAAACTACATCATATATTAGCAATTTTCTAGCTCAGAGGAATTAGAAATACAGTAAGCAGCTCATGGTCTAGGATTTTCATAAACTAGCATGGCACGGTTGGAAATACATTGAATTTTAGCAATAAAAATCTATTGTATTTAACATATTGAGAATTTGTAAATTCATTTTTAGAAAAACAGGTCAATGCCTTGATAAGACTAAGGTTAAGCGAGGCTAGTTGAATCTAACAGAATGTAAGATATGTTAAATTCAAGATACTGTAGAAGAAAGGAAAAATAGGTGAATATGAGCAAAGATTACACACCATTTTTACAGGATAACTTTATTATTTTCCCTAAAGATGGTATAATAGAGATGAGGAAAATACCAGACTATGGAAGCCTGGTGTTTACAAGTCAAGATGGAAGAATTATCCAGATTGAAACAACAATCAAAGAAAGATAGCTGACTAGACAACTAGAGGCGTAACATTAAAGCTAAGTAGCTTTTTGTTGCGTCTCTTTTTTCTTTTTAGTCAAGAGGGTAAAAGGTGAAAAACAAAGATCCAGTAGATAATTTAAAACAATAAGTACAATCAAAAAAACAAAAGAAATGAGGAATGAAACATGGAAACACTACAAACTATTAAAACTAAAATCGAAAAAATGATTGAACAAAATAATAAAGATATCCAGAATACTGAAGCTGAATTGATTAAGGCGAATCAAGCCGTTTCAAATGCTCAAGAAAAGCTGATACAGGCTCAAAAGGAAATCGATTCACAAAAATATGTCAAAGCTAAAGATGAGTTATGGATTGCGGAACATATAAGAGAATTCTATGACAAACAATTAACCACATTGAAAAAATCCCCTTTGATTCCTTACGAAGAATTCCATGCAATGATTAAAGATGTTGAAAAATTAGCAAACGAGGAACAAAAAACATACTTTGAATTAGCTAATGAAAAGATTAAGGAAATCAATAAACTAGGAGATAAAGCCTTAGAAAAAGCTCAAAGCGTTGATGCTTTATTAAAGAATATTGTCAAAGAACTAGGTAAGAATAATGAGGATTATAAAAAAACCAAAGATGGTGCAATAATCAGTGATCTCTATTGCGGCATTTCTTACAAACCTAGACATGCCTTATATTACCACCAAAGTCAATTGGAAAAACTTTTTAATCACGTTCTTGATCATTGATAATAATAAACCATAGCAAAAAGCAATTAAAAAAACTAGGAGGCAGCAATATGTCAGAAACAGAACAGAACAATCCTTATTCTTGGTATGACAAGATGGTTGAGGGAGCAACCCAGGAACAAGAAGAGCGACGCAAGAAAGCAGAGGAAGGCTTAGAAGCGATAAGACGAAAGTCTCAAGCTCAATATGATTCAACACAAGAACTCTGGATGAAATCACTGAAAAAGATGAAAGAGGAGCGAGAAGCTGCAGGCTATCAAGCAGCAGAACTTGAAGCAAAAAAACAGCTAGAAGCTTCTAAAAAAGCACACGGTGTAAAGACAGATGATGAAAAGGCGCTGGATGATGCAATGAGAAAAATGATAAAAGAACTAAAATAATTATTTTTAAAATTTTATTTTTAAAATCTGGTATGGGGGGTATCCCCCTCCCCTTTGGAGTTTGAGAGCTTCACGCCGTCACTGTACAAATTTTCTCGCGCGAAATGAAAGGATATGAAAACAAAATGGATTTAAAAGGAATACCTTATCTAAGAAATAAGCTGGCAAATGTCAGGGATAGGGTTGACATGAGATATAAGCAGTACGCGATGCAATATCGTGAGAGAATGATTAGCATCACGATACCAGCTAATATTCGTGAACAGTATAGAGCTGTTCTTGGTTGGGCTGCTAAGGGTGTTGATAGCCTTGCGGATCGTTTGGTGTTCCGAGAGTTTGAAAACGATGATTTTCAGGTTAATGAGATTTTTCAGGCAAATAATCCTGATGTCTTTTTTGACTCGGTCATCTTATCAGCCTTAATTGGCTCTTGTGCTTTCGTCTATATCTCTAAAGGTGAAGATGATACACCTAGACTACAAGTAATAGAGGCCAGCAACGCTACTGGTGTGATAGATCCTATCACTGGCTTACTAACCGAAGGATATGCAGTATTAAAAAGGGATGAGTATGGGGTGCCCGTTTTAGAGGCTTATTTCACACCGACAGAAACCTGGTATTTGTTGAAACAAGGAAAAGATTTCATGATTCCAAATCCTGCAGGTACTCCGTTATTAGTTCCAATTATTCATAGACCAGACGCTGTGCGTCCTTTTGGACGATCAAGAATAACAAGGGCTTGTATGTCATATCAGAGGTATGCTAAACGGACACTTGAGCGAGCCGATGTGACAGCTGAGTTCTACTCATTCCCTCAAAAGTATGTCTTGGGATTGAGTCAAGACGCTGAGCCGATGGATACTTGGAAAGCAACTGTTTCCAGCATGCTGCAGTTCACCAAGGATGACGACGGGGAGAAGCCTACAGTTGGTCAGTTCACTACATCGAACATGTCACCGTTTACCGAACAGCTTCGCTTAGCAGCGGCCGGTTTTGCTGGTGAAATGGGGCTGACACTCGATGACCTTGGCTTTGTATCGGACAATCCATCCTCGGCAGAAGCTATCAGGGCAAGTCATGAGAATCTGCGACTTGCTGGACGCAAGGCACAACGTTCTCTTGGATCTGGTTTGCTGAATGTGGCGTATGTAGCAGCTTGCTTGCGTGATGAATGGAAATACTTGCGCAGTCAGTTTGTCAATACAATCGCAAAATGGGAGCCTCTCTTTGAGGCAGACGCTAACACCTTGACCATGATTGGTGATGGAGCTATCAAGCTCAATCAAGCAATACCAGGATATCTTGATGCTGATATCATCCGAGATTTGACAGGTATCAAGGGTTCTGATAAGCCTGCGAATGCTCAAGAGTCAGGTCAGGGTAAAGGTTAAAGATACTGTCCTGTATTTGCTTGACAACTCAGCGCAAGAACGGCCTCGACCTCTTCAGGAAGAATGACGGTCAGATTCTCTCTGAGGCTCTGATAGGCTCTTTAACAGCTTCTAATTTGTCAGATGGCAAATGTATTGCAACATAGCTAAGAAGTTGTTAGAGGGCTTTTTAGGCAGTGATTATGACAAAGCAATCGTGTACTCATAGTTTATCTAAAATATTCTGAATGATGAATCTAAAAACAAGACCTCTGTTCGTAGTTCGATTTTAAATCGATATAAGTTAGACGGTCTTGTAAATCAGCTAGACAGCAGAATCTTGATTTAAGGGTATAGCAGGAGCTTATAATTATCCAGATTCCTAATTGAAGTATATAAGAGGCACAGTAATTCCAGGTGTCCTGTTGACTACCATTCAGGAAGTGGGCGCAGGCAGATTGTCTTTTCTAAAAAATGGAGTGCGGAGAAACAAGATGCAGCTGAAGAAAGAAAGTTAATCGACCTGACAGAAAGCAAGGAGCCTTATCAGAGCATAAAAAAAGAGAATTGACTATAGTGCCGACCGTGAAAACGGACAAGGGGCACGAAACCAATCCTCATTACTTAGAGTATACAACATTTTTGCTTGAAAAGAAAGGGAAAAGAGAGGAAATTCTGCTTGTTTGAACTTTGGGGCAGTTAACCTAAGAAAATAATTCTATATCTGATTTAGATATCAAAAACACTCCTATATCTGTGGCGAAATTTCAAGATTTGGAGTATAATGCCATTTAGAAATATGAGCGATTGATTGACAAGGCCTATATTCTGAAAATTGCAGTCTAAGTCCTGGTTAGACAAAGCTAATATTGAAAAAGAATCGCTATAGTAAGACCGGAGCACATATAGTCCCGACATATTATGAAAAGTGAGGAGAAAAATGAATTTATTACAATATAATAATAAAAAAGTTTCCCTGACGGATGTGGAAGGGAAGGTATGGAGCGGTATGGCTCATTATTGCGATGCCGAAAGTTACGACGAAGATGAAGATATGCTGGATATCAAAGTAGGTAACGAATATATTGTATTTTCAGAGTCTGAAATTTATTCTGTGGAAATTTTGAATTAGCATGCCGGCAGTTGCCGAAATGCTTTTTATATTCTCAGAAAGGACGAGAGATGTGGACATATCCATTGTAAAACGAGGTAATCAATTAGTCGACATAGTTCAAAAAAGGAAGTAACCATCATTCCGACCACACAGTGGACAAGGGGAACAAGATTACTTCCTTCATTAACTTAAGTATACAACATTTTTACTTAAAAGGGAAAGGGTTAAGATACATGGTTTTAGATGAAATAGAAACAGCACGAAGAGCTTATTATTTTCTAAAGAGTTACAAATCGCTACATACACTAGCAGGACGAAAAAACGAGCATGGAGCATTCAAGGATAAGGCAGTGGAGTTGGTCGCAAAGATTGAAGCTTACAGAGATAATCTGGACGAGGTAAAGCGTGAGATATTCGCTAATTTGTTTACAAAAAAGCCAAAAGAGACCAAAAAGCTTTGCGATTTATACAAAGTGCTTTGCGTTGATAAAATAGAGTATAGGCATCTTAAAACTGAAATCTTGCTTGATTTTGCTAAAAGCTATCGGAAGGGCGCTTTATTGGTGTATAAGACATGATTTTTATATCCTTGTTGCTCTATCTCGAACTACAAAAAGGAACTGACTTAGGCGCCGACCT